TAGTGAACTGATACGTGAGTGGAAGATAACATGTGTAGACTATGCTGATCTAGTAGAAGATTGTCTAGGTAGAATAGGTTCTCTTACATGTGATGACAATACATTCATCTATGCTGATCCTCCATACAGTATCAAAGATAATCTATATGGTGAGAAGGGTAAACTACATAAAGGATTCGATCATACACGATTTGCTGACACAATGGATGACACAATGGGCAATGTTATGATATCATATAATAACTCAAAGAAGATCGTTGATCGTTTTTGGGAATGGCATTCGTATGATTGGGATCATACTTATACTATGAGGTCTACTGGTGATTACATGAAGAATCAACAGGGACGACGTGAACTTTTACTTACAAACTATTC